GCCGTTCCTGAGTTTCCATTTTACGTTGATCCTCTCCTATAGACTGCTTCTCATCTAGCAATGCCTTATTCTGCTCAATGGCAATACTGGACTGAGTCTGCGCTTGTGTCTGCATTTGCATTATCTGACCTTGCTGCTGGGCTAACTGGGCCTTATGCTGGGTCTGTTGTTGCAATTGCTGGGCAACCGCCTGAGACTGTTGCTGTGCCTGCTGTTCAAGCTGCTGAGACTGTGCTTGCTGCTGTGCTTGCATTTCCTGGGTAACCTCTGCCTCAGTCTTAATAACCTTATCCGGTTCCATATTGAATGCTCGCAATAGTGGCCTTGCAAATGCCTCCTGCTTAAGATACTGCTTAAGCTCTGGCATCTGACCTATAACCTGTAAGAAGTTAATCAACTGCGTATTGTGCACCTCTTTAGCAACGTACTGTTCGTACCCTGTTGAAATGGCTTCATAGTCACCCTTGATAGACATGTCTGTAGAGTCCACCATCAGCCACCTATATATAGCACTGATCTTAGTAATCATGGATGACACGGACCTCACAACGTCTGCAGTCTGCCTGTTTGCGTTGGAATTCAATATTGACATCCCAGTCGCAGTTTTAGTCTGTGACGGTGACATATCCCCATATCCTATGGAAGTCTGCCCTGAGTCTAAGTCAGCCTCACGCTCAAGCTGCTGAATTAATGAAAGAAGTCCATGAGTTACGTCTGGGATTTGTACTGATGAAAATGAGTCCCTGACAGATGCTCCTGGCTTAACCCTGAACTGCTTACCTGGATATATCTGTTCTGTATCAGTTCCAGGCTCAAATGCATTAGGGTCTATGACTGTCAGCGGAGCGGCAGACAATGACTTCCCCTCTACCAACATTGCATAGGAAAAATTCAGGATAGCCTGTGCATCTCTAATTGCATAGTATATACCATCTCCCCATATGGACTCTGGATTTTTCTGCCAATTGCAAAAATGGAACGGTAGCGTGTCATCAAATGGGTTTTCTGCAATCTTAACGACCCTATCCCCTATAACAGTAATAACCACAGGCAAAACATCTGGGATATCCTCTGAGTCAATAGGTATAAACGGTTCTAAGTCCTCACCATCTAAACGACCCCAAAATTCTAACACCTCAAACTTTTTCAACCTTGTAGCAGATGTCTCGCTGTATTTCTTAGGATGCTCGCTGTCATCCCATCCATGTGCCAGTCCGATATCATCCTGAAGAACCTCTTCTAATGCCCCAGGGATAAAGCCCTCTACTGTTTTTGCTAGTTTTTTAAGTTGGATTTTACTGAGAAAAGAACGTTGAATAACATAATCTGCATCCTCTACGTTAATAGCCTCTGGAGACGGGAATACATTCCATATACTAACAAACTTACATGTTGGCATCAACTCCTGTTCAAGGAAAGACTCTACTGAAACCATATCATCAGGAGTTGACACTGTTGTATACACAGGAAAGTTTTTATGCTCAAGAGATATCCCTTTTGTACATCCTGTACCGTACAAGCACATCTCATGCATAGAGTGCTGTACCTCCTCATTATAATTAGTACGATCAAGTATATCCCTGATCTTAAACTCCATCTGCTTTGACCTCTCCAGAATAGCATCATCAAACATGTCTGGCCTGTCTGGAGGAGTCTGTATATCCGGCGGGAAAAAACGTGGCTTCCTAGACGGGGTAATACTAAACGGCACCTTACCATCTTCAAAGAGCAACGTGTTTATTTTAATCTTTGCAGAGTTAACCTTACGCCGTGTCTGATTAACAAAAATACCTCTCTCTTTGGCTAATTCACTCGCCTTTGATATCTTAGATGGATACTTTCCCCTATATGCATCATAAGCCTCTAACCAGTGCTGTTCATGATCCTTACGATAGTCCCTAGCCTCTGCAAACTTATCCTGCACCACTAGAGCAAAGTCATTTACATCTACGCTCTTACCCCCAATTTCTATTTTACCTTCTGGGGGAGTCTCCACTGTATTTTCTGCCATTAATTCTCCTATTACCTTATTCGTTATTTTCTAACACAAAGTCTATGATATCACCATTCTCCATGGTAAGTATATACTTTTCATATATCTCAACCTTATCACATAATTTTTCTTTAATTTTTTCAAGAGAGAGACACAAAGAGTCAATCATGAGACACCCCAATTCTTCACCGTAGCTGTTACAACAGACATCTACCATCTCCTCTAGCAATGGGTCTAAGTCCTCAATGAACTTGTTTTCGTTGGGAATTAAACCCTCACCGAATTTACCCTGTAAAACATTACCCATAAACAGCCGCCTTGTAAAACGTTATAACTGTGATGGCTGGTAAAACTTAAGCTCCGGCTTCCAATGCCTCCGGTTAATATTCTTGTCCCATTCTGCCATTGCAGGAAACATCTTACACCCAAAACATGCGATAGCCAGCGCCATAACACAATCATCATGAGACCCTGACTGAGCAGCCATTTTACCGTTAGGATAGTTTACAAACGTCTGAAGCTCATCCAGCACCTTAGGGCTCCTGATCTTTATTTCATTTTCCCGTATTAATTCCTTGAGATAATCGATAATCAACGGCTTGGACTTAACCGTTGTGTGAAACCCTAATTTACGGGCAGACCTACTAGACCTCTCATCTAGTATTTTTTCTGAATATATATCTGGATACATATGGATGTCAGATAAGAACTTTAGCGTCACCAACCCATGATTGTTTCTTTCAACAACTAGTTTTGCATTATTATACCATTTACCTAAACTTGCAAGCTGCCACGCAAACAGGTCAGGATCTATCTTAACCCTAAGGGTAGCAACCTCATCCATGTTAGTTGCATCTAATACCACTGCGACACTCCAATCGGTGTCTCTACCAACGTCTAGCCCTTCAGATATGTCTGCTCCTATCCTATACTCCCTCCCCTTCTGCGGCCTCTGCCATACCTGTAACTCACCATCGTCTGCAGCCTCTATGATATATTTACCACCTCCTCTCTCTCTCCACGCTTGAACAGGTATGTGAAACCCTTCTGATGGACGTTCACGTTGCATCTTCTCTGAGGTTAAAACCAAATTACTAAGCACATCATTATTAAAGACACTCCTACCTGTAGTAACAAAAGCCTCCCGTGCTGTCGTTGGAAACTCCTGATGGAACTTCCGTAGGTCATTCTGACATTGAGTCTTAATACACTGCCTGCGCCAGTTCAGGTTTTCTAACGTTATTGTGAATTCCTTGACCTCCTCCCCAAGGTCATACTGGCAAGACATACCAAGTAAAGCAATTTCTTCCTCACCACCATACCGCTTGTCTTGGCCTATCTCTTTCTTAAACGTCTCCTTTTCCTCTTCTGACTTAAACGGGCTACTGTAGTAACTATAGATGTACCATGGGAAAAATGCTGCTTCCCATCCTGAGTTACCCTCTGCCGCATCCCAGTACATATCGTGAAAGACCCCTCCAACCCCCTGAGCCGTTGACTCAATAACTGCTTCCGTGCCAAAGCCCTGTACCACGCAGTTAAGAAGTCCCAGCAAGTAATCCTCACCACCACCAGACCATGAGGCAACCTCACTACAATGTAAAAAGTCAATTTTACTACCCCGCACCTCACGACCACCAACCGTTGATAGAGAGTAAGATGAATTCAAACCACCATCCTCACTACCCCAGTGGAGATCCCTACGACCACTATACTTAAGCTGTGGCTTAACTTCCTTTGGTAGGTTCTGTTCCATAGTCCGTGTCATAGCAAACATCACGTCTGTAGCTGCCTTACTGTGGGTGGTAATCTGTACAACCTTGTTATGGTTCATTGCCGCATGCCTGAAGTAGCGTCCCTGTACATACGTTGAAATCCCAAACCTGCGGGCCTTTAAAACAATCATCCTGACATGACCATGTTCTTCCAGTTGTCTCTGCATCATAGAGTGCATGATTGTTTGCACCTCATTGAGCTTAAATGGTATAAGCTCTCCGGTTCCAAAGTTCTGGATTTTAAGGCAATATTCAAAATATAGAAGGGGGTCTGATTGTAACTTACGTATAAGCTCTACTATCTGTTTTTCTTCCATCTAGGACATCTCGTTGACTAAACTAATCATTAGTAGCAGGGGTAATGACAGCCCCAATCGAGGTACTAAGGGGATTAGGGCCGTCTAGGGCTGGAGACAAGCCCTTTAGTATTCTGATTCAAAACAATAAAAAATGCAAGTAACTAAAAAAAACACAGGTACTTTATGTAAACAGGGGCAGGGGGTGGTTATGCCTCTAACTACTTTATGTATATATAAGGGGGGGTGGGTGCGCCCCTGGGGGGGGTGCCTCAGAAAAA